AGAAGTTCGAGCGGGTCAAGGCGAGGATCTCGCCGTACTGGTGGAACGCGATCTACCAGCAGCGGCCCAGGCCCCGCGAGGGGGCGATGTTCCCCGTCGAGAACCTGAAGTGGTGTGATGCCTGCCCAAATGGACTTACATATGTTAGATTCTGGGACAAAGCTGCGACGGAAAATGCAGGGTGTTTCACGGCAGGGGTACTCATGGGACGCTCGCCGCAGGGTTTGTACTACGTCAAGAACGTGAGGATGGGTCAGTGGTCGGCCATGAGGAGAGAGGGGATCATCAGGGACACGGCTGAGGAGGATGGGCACGCGGTGCACATTTACCACGAGCGTGAACCTGGCTCGGGCGGCAAGGATTCGGCGGAGAACACGACACGCAATCTCGCCGGCTACACCGTGTTTGAGGATCTCGTGACTGGCTCGAAGGAGGAGCGTGCACAACCCCTGGCGGCCCAGGTGGAGGCGGGGAATGTGTACGTGGAGCGGGACACGGAGGGGGATCGCTGGAACAAGGCGTTCAAGGATCAGTTGCGGGACTTCCCTCGCGGCAAGTTCAAGGATGTGGTCGACGCCGCGGCCGGTGCGTTCAATAAGCTGGCTGCCAAGCGGTCGAGTGGTCGCTGCGTCTATGGACCCAGGCGGATCTCCGTGGGGCTGAGGATAAGGTAGACGGCGCGCGTGATAGACGAGTTTACCCGGGTAAACTCGCATCGCACAGTTCGGGTGCATTGTCGGGTGCGTCGTACTGCGGCCCAGCGTGAGGTGGCATCGCAGCGGGTGAGGGTACTGCCCGGGGTAACGCACGCAGTCGCGGGATGGCTTTTCGTTGGCCAGGCCCGCGGCAAATACACGAGGGTTGGCGAGTCCTTTTTTGGGGAGTGGGGAGTCATGCACTACAAGAACGGCCGTAAGGCCAAGAACGGCGACAAGGTCGTCTTGATCAACGATTACGCCGCGGTGGTCGGCATCCTGTACGACGCGACCGAGGGCAATGACTACTGCAACGGCAAACTCGCCCCGATCAGCCCAGGCGACCCCTGCCCCAACCTCAAGGAATGCCTTCGTCTGGACGACGTGAAGGCAGTTATCGCCCACACTCCTGCTTCCAGTTACGCGAATCACCCGACCTTTGGCTCCGACTGAATCACGAGGTTCTCATGGGTGATGTCGGCGCGGACGGGTTTGGCCAGGACACAGCGAAGGACGCCGATCAGCGGGCGAATCAGGATTCGTTCCTCGCAATGGACGCGGCTCGCGGCGGTCGCTTCGCCAGCTCGGGCAAAGTCGGCGACGTCGGCTTCGCACCCCCTAATCCCCCCCCCGTGGTCTATGACCTTGTGAGGATTCGCGCCCAGCAGGAGTCGGACGCTCGGGTACATGAGATTCAGCTTGAGGCAAACGAGATACTCGCGCACGCGGCGCTTATGAACGCTCAGGCGGAGGCCGCGATGGCTCAGGCGAAACTGAGGCAGGCCCAAGCGGCACTGGAGAAGCTCAAATCCCCATGACTCTGGTCGCAATCGGGATCTTGCTCGCCATCTTGAGAGTCGCCGGCGTCCACAGTTCGGCATTCATGGCGGTCGCCCACCTGTTCATGGGCTGGCTGGCCCGGGATGTGGTGCTCAAATGGAAGTGGCGCGAGTTCGATCCCACCTGCTTTCGCCGAAGTGTCAGCGTGTGGCTGTTCGCCATCCTCTGCGTCGTCGAGGTCGCCTCGGCCGTCTACTATCGATTCTTCGCCGTACACTCGGGGAACTTCTCTTAATGGCGATTGCCCTCCCTCTGGCGACGCTGCTCTTTGCCGGGATGATCCTCGGCGCTTCAAAGTGGGTGGATTGCCCCGGTGGCTGACACCTCCACGCCCGAACCTCGGGTGGAGAAACCGGCGCCGGTGATTCGCGGCGAACTGCGCGACTACCTGCTCGAAGCTGGGCAATTCCCCGCAGCGGACCCGCGGCGGGAGTACATCGCCGGCGGTGACCCGTCGTTCCCGCTGGTCGGCCAGCTTGAACTGTCGCACAACGTCGATGACCTCGCCCTCGACCTGGGCATGCGGGTCTACGAGCAGATGCTCAACGACCCCACCGTCAGCGGTGCCCTGCACATCCTGATCACCGGGATTCTCTCCGGCCAGTTCCAGGTGGTGCCGGCCGTCAAGCCCGACGACGGCGAGGAAGTGGAACCGGGGAGTGATCGCGAGCAGGAGATCGAAGCGGCCCGGGTGGAAGCGGAGTTCTGCAAGCGGTCATTCCGTCGCCTCAAGGTGCCCATCAAGTCGATCCTCTACGACCTCCTCCTCGGCTCGTTCTCGCTGGGCTGCAAACTCGCCGAGAAGGTGTTCGAGGATGGCGATGGCGAGGACGCCGGCCAGATCGTACTGAAGACGCTGCGGGTGAAGCGCAACCAGTCGTGGAACTTCGTGGTCGACCCCCCTGGCAACATCGTCGCGGTGCGGGCCCTCTGCTTCGACGTCGGCCTCCACGACCTGCCCCCCGACAAGTTCATGGTCTGCACCTGGATGCCGCGAAACAGCGACCCCCGCGGCCGCTCCCTGCTCCGCGGTGCCTACAACGGCTGGAACCTCAAGCTCAACGCCTGGCCCCTCTACTTCGCCTACCTGGAAGTGTTCGGTTCCCCCACGGCCGTGGGCATCGCCGCTCCGGCCGGCCCTGATGAGGCCCAGCGCGACGAACGCGGCAAGCCCACCGGGGTGATGCTGGCCCCGACGGAGGCCCTCGGCGAAGCGATGGCGATGTTGCGGAAGTGCGGGTACATCGCGGTGCCCAACGGGGCGGACGTCAAGTTCTGCCAGGCGGTCGGCAACGGCGAGGCGTTCGAGAAGTTCTTCGCCTTGACGAAGAATGAGATCCTCGAGGGGATCTTGCACTCTGCTCGGGCGATGCTGGAGTCGAAGCGGAACAGCCAGGCCGACGCGGACCAGGCCCAGGATGTCGTGGGCAACATCATGATCTTCGGCCGCGAATGGGCCGAACTGCTCCTCGGTGGACGCCGCGGGTCGCTCTGCCATCAACTCGTGGAGCTCAACAAGGGCACCGAGTACGCGAACAAGTACGCCCCGCACGTGTCGCTCGGTCAGATCGAGCATCAGGACGTGGCCAAGGCAGCGGTAGCCTACGCGGCACTTGGCTATCAGATCGAGCCGTTCCAGTCGCGTGCGATCGATGCCAAACTCAGCCTGCCCGTGCGGGAGAACGTGACGACGCCCGTCGATCCCCCGCCCTCGAGCGACCCCGTGGTGTCGACGAAGCCGAAAGTGGCCCAGTTCGCCGAAGGGGAAGATGGCGCTGACCCTTTCTCGCGGCTCCGGACCTCGTTTGGCGAGCACTCTTCGCGACCGGGAAAGCCGCGGCGTACCAGGCCGGCACGCTCTCGGCCGATGGCCGCCGGAAGGCGCTCTCCGCACTGATCAAGGCGGGTTGCCAGGACCTGCGCGATTCGTTCGATGCCCTGGCCGTATTCGCCCTGTCCAACGATCTCGAGGCCGTACTGACGCGATGGTCGGGCCGAGCTTGGGCCTACCTGCGGGCGATGCGGATGGCGGGCGCCGCCCTGATGCTGGGTGCTCCCCCTATCGACCAGCACATACGCGAGTTCCTCAGTGCCTCGGACGCGGACCAGGGCGTCTACTGGACGCGGTTCGTCGAACAGATCCTCTCGGGCCGTTTGACCCGCCGGGCGATCAAGGCTCGCGTCGCTCTCTACGGATCGGCCACCTGGCAGATCGCGATGAACGCGGTGCGATCGACGGCGATTCGCTCGGGTGAGTTCACCGAGGAAGCCCGCGTACTCGGCCGGGGCGAGGATCATTGCCAGCCGTGCATCGACTGGAGCCTGGATCGTGTGGGCTGGCAGCCGCTCGGCTCGTTGCCACCGCTGGGAGAGTCGGACTGCCTGATGAATTGCCGGTGTCACTGGAGGTTTCGCTGAGATGTCGAGCAGGCAAGTCCCCCAGACAAAAACCCCATTCACTGCGTTCTCGGGTGTGGTCGAACGCTTTCGCCGGAACCTGAGGGACATCGAGGCGGGCACCCTGGCCCAGTTCTCTCGACACCAGCGACCGACGGAGATCCGCCGACTCGCCGAGGATCTGGCGATCATCGAATGCCACGCCCGCGAACTGAGAGAGTCCCTGAATCGGGTAAACGCGAACCTATGATCACACCCCTCGAACAATTCCTGTGCCTCTTCGCCGGCTACAACCCCAATCAGGCCCGCGATCACCTGGGGCGGTGGATGCCGTCTGGCGAGAAGAAGGAGAAGAAGCCCAAGCGGGAGAAGAAGCCCAAACCCGCACCGAAGGGAAGGGCACGGGGCCGCGGCTCGTCGGGCGGCACCTCGGGAGCGAAGAAGCCGAAGGGTGTTCCCAAGCCGAAAGGCGTACCCAAGACTCGCGGCACCGTCAATGTGAAGGGAATCAACTTCGGCCGCGATCGCAACGCCAAGATGCGGGGCTACAAGATCGTGCAGGTCAACGCGGCGAAACTCGACAAGGTTCTTGCCCGGGATCATGGGATTCACGTCGGCAAGGGCGGCATGGGGCCGAGTGCCAAGCCGGGAGCCTATGCCAACGCCCGGAACTTCATGAGGAACGCCCGGAAGAACGGCAATATCGTCGACGTGCCCAGGGTGGTACGTGGCGCCGACGGGCACCCGTTCATCGACGACGGCCGCCATCGCTGGGCTGCGCTCAAAGACATGGGCTTTCGCACGATTCCGATCGCCGTCCCCCGCGGTCAAGCAGCACGAATTCAGGATCAGTTCGGCTAACGAGGAACCATCATGGGCAAGTGGACTGCGGAGAGACGAAGGAACGCTCCCGAGGGGTCATTTGGAGATCCCAAGAAGCGAGCCTTTCCCGTGGAAGATCAGGAAGATCTGGAGCACGCAGCCGAGTTGCTCCATCACGCCTCAGATCCGAGTGCCGTGCGTGCTCGGCTGACCAGAATCGCCAAGAGAAAGGGCCTTGCATTGCCCAAGTCCTGGCAGGAGACCGCAGCCATGAGTGACTCTGTCCGCTTCGATCTGGTCGGCTTTGAACTGGGGACCGGGACGATCGAGGGTGACGAGGTTCTCTACGAGGACGTGCTCATCTTCCGCTGTGGCGACTACCCCGACAAGAAGTTCTCGCTTGACGAGAACGAAGCCGAGGAAGCCATCGAGGCGTTCGAGCCGGTGCTCAACGAACTCGCCCACGTCAACTCCCAGTTCGGCGAGAAGACCATCCTGGATGGAAAACTTGGCGAAGTCCGCGATGCCTGGATCAGCGATGCCGACGACGGCTCAGTGGAGGTTCGCGGTGACGTCACGATCCCCCTCTGGCTCGACAAGATCTGGGAGGGGAAGAAGCAGATCTCTGCCGTCTGGGACCGCACGTCGAAGACACTCGAGGGCCTTGGCTTGGTGGTCAAGGGGCGGGTGAAGGATGCTGCTCTAATGGCTTCCTTCGCTCTGGCCAACCCGGAGGATCTGGACGCCATCTTCGCCGAGGGCGGCGGCTACGGCACTCCCCACGGTCGCATGGCCGTTCAGGGCATCCACGACATGGCGGCCCAGCACGGGGCCATGTGCTCGCCGGGAAGTTCACCCGCGATCAGTCACATAGGCGGCCCCTCGGCGGGGTTCACCAGCCGGCGGGAACGCAAGGGCTTGCAGAAGATTCACGATGCCGCAGTGGAGCACGGCGCGAGTTGCTCCATGTCGTCGGGACGATCCATGTTCGACGATAACCCCAAGCCGAAGGAGGGCACCGTGCCCAAGAACGCAACGCTGGCGACGAAGTTCCGGGCCCTCTTCGGCGACACACTGCCGGAGGAGACCGAAGACGACCAGATTGACGAGTTCATCGAGGACCTCCGGTCCACATTCGCCAAGCCGAAGGACGATGACGATGACGACGAGGAGGTAGAGGTGAAGAACGACGATGACGACGATGAGGAGACGCCACCTCCCAAGCCGAAGCCGGGGATGAGGGGTGGCCGACGTCGGCCCAAGCCCGCAGCGATGGCGGCTGAGGTTGTCCACCGCCCCGACCCCGAGGTCGCCCGCCAGCGGGAACAGATCGAGGCACTTCAGACGAGACTGATGGTCGCCGACGTGCGTGCCGAGGCGGTTGCCTTTGCTGACTCGATGATCAACGGACCCGTCCGCAAGGCACTCCCAACCGAGCGGGAGAACATCCTCTCCTGCTACATACAGGCCGCGATCGATGACCAGCGGTCCGTCGCCCGGGTGACGTTCTCCGACGTCGAAGGGAAGGCCAAGGTCGGCGGCCGGGTCGAAGCCCTCAAGGCCCTTTTCGCTCGCCGGAGTGCTCACCTGGCGTTCCAGGAGATGACCTCGGGCGACATCCCCGACGGGTCGCTCGTTCTCTTCAATCGCGACGATCCCGCCACCCGCACCACCGCCCCGAAGAGCTACGACGACAAGCAACTCGATCAGGCCCTGATGGCCGGCTACGGCGATCTGGGGCGGCAGGCCGTCGCCATGCGGAAGAACGGTAGCGGCTGAGTCCCGGTTCCAACCACTTCCGTAGCCGTTCCTCTTGACTGACTCCAACCTGGAGAATTGACCCATGCCTATGACAGCGCCTGTTCAGCGCTACACCAACCAGCCGCTCATTCCGGTTGTCGGCTCGCCGAAGCCGGTCGAGTTGGCTGTGAACATCGCCCCGAACCAGACGATCGTCAAGGGGACCGTGCTGGCCCAGGTGACCGCCTCGGCCAGCGACGTCCAGACGATCACCATGAGCGGGAGCGGTGGCACCTTCACGATCAGCGGCGTTAACCCGCTGACCGGCCTGTCGTTCACCACGGCAGCGCTGGCTTACAACATCCCCACCACCACTACGGCTACCAACCTTCAGGCGGTTCTGAACGCCCTCTTTGCCCCTGGGACCAACGTCACCGTCACCGGAACGGCCGGGTCGAGTTACGTGATCACCTTCGGCAGCAACATCGCCACGATGCCGGTCCAGTTGATGACCCTCGGCACCAGTTTGCTGACCGGTGGCAGTGCGACGATCGCCCACACGACCTACGGGGCGTTCGCTGGCACCTACGCCCCCTACTCCATCCTCGCGGCTCCGACGGTGGCCCCGACGGTGGCCGTGGGAACGAGCACGAGTGATCCGCCCAGTGCTTCAAACGCCATTCTGTGGACCTACACGTACTACGACGCCTCAGGCGAAACCACGCCGTCTCCCGCGGCGTCGCTAGCTCCCGACGGCACCCACGCACCGACGATCGCCTCGATCGCCGTTCCGACCGGTGCCACGGGGATTCGCTACTACGCCAACGGCAACCTGATCACCAGCAAGACCGCGGCTGGCGTTGCCACGATCACGCAGACCCTGCTCACCGCCTCGCTGTCAGCAGTCAAGTCGCCTACCACCAACACGACCAGCATCGCCGCGTGCCTGGCCAAGTACGACATGGCCACGGACAGCATGGGCCAGATCACGATGGGCGGCGCTTCCGGAGGCAGCGAACTGGGGACAACCTACACGTCCCTGGCCTGCTACTTCTCCGGATGGTTCCGCACCCAGGATCTGACCGGCCTCGATGCCAACGCTGTCACCCAGCTTGGTAAACTGAAGGTCGGCACCACGACCAGCGGCGTTCTCGCTGTCGTCAACTGACCTACCACACCAACACGCCTATCCCACTGCGGAACCCGCCGGGAGAAAGGGGGAACGTCCCCCTCCGGGCCTGGGACCGATCTCGGCCCGTATCGTGAGGGGGAATCATGCAGACGTATCTCTATCCCAACAACTTCCAGTTGACGCAGATCGATCAGAACCTGTTGCCCGTTTACGAGCTCCAGGACCCGATCTTCAAGATGTTCCCGGTGCGCACCAAGGACACCGCCCACGTCATCTGGGAGCAGAAGGACGATTACACCGGTGTGATGCAGATTCGCGGTTACGACGGCGAATTCCCGATGGTGCAGACCGTCGGCATCAACCGGTTCACGATCAATCCGGGGATCTACGGCGAAGGAATGCCGATCACCGAGCAGGAACTGACCGAGCGTCGCGGCTTCGGTCAGATCAGTCAACCCATCTCGATTGCCGATCTGGTCCAGGACCGCCACTTGCATCTCATGACCCGGCACTGGAACCGGATGTCGCAGATCACCTGGACGCTCCTGGCAACGGGCACGTACTCGGTGATCAACGACGTCACGAACAGCCTGGGGATCATCGACGCCTATCAGCCGCAGAGTTACACCTCGGGCACGCCCTGGTCCACCACGGCCACCGCGACGCCCCTGGCGGACTACCGCGCGGTCCAACTCCTGCATCGTGGCCACAGCGTCAGTTTCGGCAGCAAGGCCACGGCCTTCCAAAACCTGGCGACGTGGAACGCCATGATCGCCAACTCCAACACCGCCGACCTCGGCGGCCGTCGTTCGACTGGCCTGGAGACGATCGAAGGGGTGGCCCAGTACTCGGCGCTGGCACTCAAGGACAACCTGCCGATGGTGGAGATCTGGGACGAAGGGTACAAGTCGGACGGGATCACCGACAATTACACGTCGGGGACATTCACAACCTTCATCCCCGATGGTGCGGTCATCATCATCGGCAAGCGTACCAACGGTGCGCCTGTCGGCGAGTTCCAGCTCACACGGAACGCCCAGAATCCCGACGTGTCGCCGGGCTACTTCGTCAAGGTCACCGACTCGATGGCCACCGAGCATGGCCGTCCCCCGCGCAAGATCGAGGTCTTCCGCGGCTTCAACGGCGGCCCGCAGATCTCCTACGGGTCGGCCATCGTCATCTTGCAGACAGGCGTCGCCTGATTCCTTTCTCTCCTTCAGGATTCCCCATGCCCAGGCCACATGATATCGGGGCCAAGCCCCTCGAGACGATCGATCCGGATGAGTCAAAGTCGATTCTGGAACTGGCCGCGGATTCCACCCCGGACCCGTGGTTCCGGATCTTGAGGCCGTGCCACTACGACCAGCACGGCAAGGCATTCACGCCACCGCCGAAGCCTCCCCGCCGCAAGCCCGGGGAACCAGTTCCACCCGAGCCGGAGCCGACGCTGGTTCGCCAGTCGCAGTTTGGCGTGAAGCTGGATTTCACCCGGCCCAACGCCAAGGGGGAATGGCCCTACGGCAAGGATCTGACCGAGGCTCGCCGCAAGGAAGTGATCGAGGAAGCACGGGCGGCCATCGTGATCAATCTGATCAGGATGAAGGCAATCGAGCCGTGGCATGGGCCGCTTCCAGCAGCAAGGGTTCTGGTCGCCTCGGGTGCTCTCTGATCCGGAAGGCTGGTTGATCGATGGACGCGACGGAACTCTACCTCCGGCGGTGTGTCGTTGTGGGAACTCCGACTTGCGGTAAGGTTTGGGCTCGCTGGGCCGTGGCCTATACGCAGCTCGAATTCTTCATGATGTCTCAGCCGCCGATCCGGATCTTGAAACAGCGCTGGCCGGTCGATCTGGCGCGGAATTTCATCGTTCAGTGTGCACTCGATTGCGACAAGGAACCGACGCACATCTTCTGGCTCGACGACGATGTCTTGCCGCACCCGGCGGTGATCAAGCAGTTGTTCCACGCCGACAAGGACATCGTCACCGGGGTCTACTTCGGCAAGACGAGCCTGGCCGAGCCGATCATCTTTGGGAAACCCGGAGAGGGGGTGATCCCGTACGTTCCCGGCAGTGGCCTGCACCGGTGCTACGGCCACGGCATGGGACTGACCCTGATTCGCACCGAGGTCTTTCGCAGGATGCGGGACGAGATGGACCTCGGCGTGGACACCAAGGGCAACCCCCGATGGTTCTACGTGAGCGGGGACCGGCCTGGCGAGAAGAGGAAACTGACGGAGGATCTCTGGTTCCTGTCGAAAGCCTACGAACTGGGCTATGAGAGTTGGTTTGACTCGCACCCCAACGCGTTCGGCTTTCATATGGACCCCCACGAGGATACGGCCTATCCCGAACCTCAGTGGAAGCAGTGGATCGAGGAAGGCAGCTTCCACTTCCCGGTTCCAGAACACCTGCGGTCCACGATTCAGCCGGATCTGATCGTTGACGGACCGCCCAATCAATCCCTGGCACCTTCATCGTAAATCATGTCTGTCACCAAGCCAACATCCCCCGTCCTGCAGTCGAACGCCGACTCTGTGAACCTCGTTTATTTCGGCGTCGCGTACGAGGGATCGGGGACGACCCTCCACGATCTCAGCGTAACTGGGCTAACCGGCACGCTGACATCGTCTGCGATTTGGAACGGCAGCGGCCTGTTCAGCGGGCCCGACCTGAATATCGCGGCCGACAACACCAAATACGTGTCGTTCGGGTCCAATGGCCCCTTCGCGCCGGCCGGATCGTTCAGCGTTTGCACGAGTGTCAAGCTGACGTCGGTCGACGTCCAGGTGTTTGCCGGATGCTACGGACTCACGGCCGGCTCATTCGACACCGGGTGGGCGGTTGGTACAGACGACGCCCACTCCGGCAAGGTCAAGTTCTTCACGGCGGCATCGGTCTCGGGCGAGATCGCCGACACGCTTCTATCCGCGACGGTGCTCTCGACGGGCGTTGCATACGATATTGTATGCACGTATGACAGCGGGACTGGCGCCAAGAAGATTTACATCGACGGCACGCTCGACGCCTCGAATACCTGGGCGAGCGGCCCGTGCACGTTCAGCACCGCCTTGGCGCATATTGGTCAGCTCGAATACACGGCCAGCGGACAGCAGCACATCCAGCCAGCCCGAGGCGAGGTGTCGTACGTCTCGCTCTATTCGGTCGCGATCAGTTCGGGCATCGTTACGGACCTGCACACCGATCCATTCGTTGCCGTTCGGCCCGTTGCCGTGAGCGTGAACCTGCCCACAGCAGTCGTCCATCGATCTGCGCGTACACCTGGACTGTCGATGGGAAGCGCCAGCCGTCCCTTCCGATTCCTCCCTGACGAACGCGGTGCCCCTCCTCGACCGCTGACCCGCCGCGGCCCGCGCCGGTATGTACTGGGCGCGGCGAAACCATTCCAATATTCGTGAGGTAATCATTCGATGTCTGTTGCCATTACCACGAATATGGGCACATTCACGCCCACGCCGGTGACCGTTGCGGCGACGGCGACCCTGCTGGTGGCGGCGTCGATTGTGAACCAGCGAGTGATCGTCATCAACAATAGCCCGAGCGTTATGGACATTGGGGGACCGACCGTGGCCCCGGGAACCGGAATTCCTGTCCAGGGTGGCGGCGATTCGATCGACCTCGTCCTGGCCCCTCAAGGCGGAACGGCCAGCGGCTTGTATGCAGCGTATTCCGGCGGCGGTGGCGATGCCCGCGTCGTCGTCTTGTCGTAGGGCAAAACTGATTCATAATGCCAACCACTCTCGCCCAGCCGCTGGACAACTTCGCCTGCACCGTCGTCAGCCACGTCAACGGCAGCGGCACGATGGTACTGTCGACGTCGCCCGGCACCCTGCCGGCGAACCGGTACTGGCTGTTCACGGCGCTCCAGAATCCCGATGCGAGCAACGAGGTGATTCTCGGGATCTTCAAGGCGACCGGGAACAGCGGTGCGAGCCTGACGGGCGTTACCGAAGTGGGCGGTTACGGGGATTCGACGCTCACTTCAGGGACCGCTATCCAAACTCGGCCTACCGCCGAATGGGTTACTCCACTTCAGACCGCCGTGAACGCCGCCGAGGCGACGATCGCCACACTCCAGTCGGCCATTTCAGCGGCACAAGCAATCCTGTCGTCCCTTGGGACAGCGGCATTCCAACCGACCAGCGCCTTTGACGCCAGCGGGGCCGCCGCAACCGCGCTGACAACCGCCGAAGCCTACACGGATTCGCACCTCTCAGCCTATACCGGATCGACGTTGATCGTCACGCTGGGGACGATCACGGCCGGGACCGTGCCGGTCGCGCGCGTCTCGGGTCTCGGGTCGCTGGCGACGCAGAGCGGCACGTTTTCGGGGACCAGTTCGGGCACGAACACGGGCGACCAGACCATCACCCTGACCGGCAACGTGACGGGGTCCGGGACCGGAAGTTTCGTTACGACGATCGCCGCCGGGGCCGTCACGAACGCGATGCTCGCAGGCTCGATCGCAGCATCGAATCTCGTCGGCACCGACATCACGACGCTCGGCACGATCAGCACGGGGACGTGGGCCGGGACCGTGGTCGCGATCGCGCACGGCGGGACAGGGCAGACGTCGGCGAGCGCGGCGCTGGCGGCACTCGGCGGACAGGCGGGGCCGCTAACGGGCGACGTGACGACCAGCGGCGCGGCGGCCACGCTCGCGAATACGGCCGTGACGGCGGGATCGTACACGTCGGCGAATATCACTGTCGACGCGAAGGGGCGATTGACGGCGGCGGCGAACGGGTCGGGCGGCGGCGGACTCACGATCGGCGGGGCGGTCTCGGGCGGCACGCACAATACCGTGCTCTATGAGGATGGGAGCGGCAATCTCGGGGTCGGCCCGGGGTGGGACACGAGCAATCTCACGACGGGCCGACTGACATTCACGAGCACTGGCAGCGGCACCCCGGCCACTTACGGCGGGGTGATGATCGGCGCCGGATCGACCGATTTTTACGGAAATGGCACTATAACGGCGGTCGGAAATGGAACTGCAGTCACCGGGCTCGGCGGGACCGCGATAGGGTACCAGGCCCAAGCAGGCCGCGGTGTCTCGGTCGGAAATTCCTCGAACGCGCAGCAAGACGGATCACTTTGTTTCGGGGTCGGTACTACCTGTATTTTCCCAGCGGCAAACTCGATCGCCTTGGGAAATGCGGCGGCGGCTAATGCCGCCAACCAACTGATGATCGGTGATGGCTCGTCGCCGATCAATACGATGGTCATTCGCGGCGACACGACCGGGGTATCCTACGCACCACAGGGGCTCTCATCGACTTCGACCGAGCGCGACCTCGCGTATCTCAACACCGGCTTCACGGTCTCCACTGACGCGAGTTACGTCGGCTTCGGCCAGCTCGCCGCGCAGGACTGGAACGCGACATCCGGCGGTGTCGAGTGCTTCCGGTACACGACCGACGGCTCGGCGCACGCAAAAATCGGCTTCTATGGCGCAACGCCTGTCGTGAAAGCGGCCGCGCCTACCCTCTTGTCGGACGTGATCACCATTCTCCGAAACCTCGGACTCTGTTCATAAGGGCAAACACATGTCTCTCAGCAAGCTCGAACAGGACACGATAAGCCGGGGCCTCGCCGCCGCAAAGCTGGTTACAGATCAGCTCAAGCCCGTGCTCGATGCGCTCAACATTATTTATGACTCGCAGGGCGGCGCGAAGACGACGATCGATCAACCGGGCCTCGACGCGATCGGTTCATTCTCGGGGCTCACGAAGCAGCAACTGGATGACGGGATGTTCGCCCTTACCGCAACGCTTCGGGGCGACATCACCAACGCTTACGCGCAGCTCGCTCAACTCTCGGCAAGGGCCTGACGCATGTTCAACGGATCACGCTTCAACGCCACTCGCTTCAACGGTCCCCGCTTTATCTCCGCTCCTACCCCTGTGGCCGTGGGAATAACCGCCTTCGCCTCGGTGGGACACCGCGCCGGCGTCGATCCCGACCAGACCTCGGGCCGCCGCTCTGGAGTCGATCCCGCACAGACCTTCGGCCATCGCTTTGGCGTCGACCCATCCCAAACCTTTGGCCGGGGGCATTGATCCATGAGCGGCGAGGTCTTTCAGGTCGACCAGGGCGACGAGCTCAAGATCAGCCCGATCACCCTCCTGGATAGCCTGGGAGCCGCCATCACCGCCTATGACGGCTCTCAGAGCCTGACCGTGACCGTTTGGCCTGGTGGCGGCCGAGCGGCGGCGTTCACGTTCACGAATGGCAACGCGACCTGGCTCACCGTCTCCCCGACAGCCAACACCGTCCAGATCATCATCACGCCGGCACAGACGGCGAGCCTCTACCCGGTCAACTATGATCTCAAGCTCGAGATCAACGACAGCGGAAATCTGGTCAAGGCGTACTCCTGCACGCTTGAAGTCGGCGCCAGACCCGAGGACCCGACTCAGCCGCCGGCCTACCCGAGCGATCCCAGTATCCGCATCGTCCTCGAGGCTGAGCTGATCGACCGCACGGGTGGCCTGCTGACGCTGGTCGGCAAGTCGACCGAGCCGACAGGATCGAACCCGAACCTCACCGGAGCGATTGGCTTTGGGCTCCAGCACCTGAACGTCACGCCGCTCACTCCAGGTGTCGTGACCGACGCGGACATCGCTCGTCTTGACCCGTCTCTGTGGTACACCCTCTGCGACCTGTGCGAGTACCGCATCCTCGACAGTTGCCTGATGAACTTCGTGGTGCCGAACCAGAAGATCAGCCTGGGGAGCCAGGATTGGGGCAGCATGATGAACCGCTTCCAGACCCGCCTGAGCGAGCTTCAAATGCTCTACGGCGGCCTGCTCTCGGTGCGGAAAAACCCGACGGTCTCGGGCTCGATTCGCTCGCGGTACCCGGTTGGCGGCGACTCTTTCAGGCCCCTGGGCTTGCGTGGCTTTGTTGCGTGGGACTCAGATCTATGATGCCCCCGTTCTCACCGCTGATGTTCCCTCACAAGGTCACGTTCCGCGCGGGTGCCTACTCCACCGGCCAGCGTGGCGGCCTTGAGTCTGAGGAGACGCCTGGTGCGATGGTTGCGGCCTACGTGGAGGCGATCGTCGCCGAAGCGCCGCTGGCGGAGTCGCCTTTCCACAAGCGACAGTCGCGGACGTCCTACCGGGTGTTCACGCCGGCGAACCCGGCCACGGGCCTCTCCCGTGAGATCCAGGAAGACGACCACATCGTCTGGGTGGACACAGGCTTCATCTTGAGGATTCAGAAGCCCCCGGTGCCCCAACTTCCGCTTTGGTTCACGGCTGCGGAGAGAATCGCCTAATGTCAGCCGAATTCGCTGCAAGCTTCAATGGCTCATCGAATTACCTTGTCGCTCCAAACTACACGGGTAATCCCACCGTGTTTTCGGTGGGGATGTGGGTCTATCTCAATACGACTCAAGACCAGGTTGTCTTTTTCTCGAACTATCAAACGACCGGAAGTTTTGGGTGGGCTCCCGGGATCTCCGACACCCTGAACAATCAACTCAAGTTCTATCTTGGCTCCGCGACCCTGGCGTCCGGGACGGTCCTGACCAACGCGACATGGTACTACGTGGTTTTCACCTATGATGGAACGACAGCGAAGATCTGGCTCAACGGAAGTTCGACGCCCGATTGCTCTCTGACGTCGGCTCTCAGTTATGGGTCCGTTCCGACGTCGAATTACCTCGGCCGGCTTGAGGGCGTTTCCCCGCAGTATCTCAATGGCTTGCTCGCAGCCGTCGGGTTCTGGACGAAAGCACTCTCCACCGCCGAGATGGCAAGTCTCTACAACGCCGGCAAGGGCCGTGCTTTTGCTGATCTCTCGGGCACATTGTTGACCGGCCTCGTCAGTTATCAGGACTTCACCTCATCCGGGAACCTCGGCCTCGACCAATCCGGCAACGGCAACGATTACACCAACACCGGCACGGTCACTCAGGTCCCCGGACCGGGCCAGCGATACGGCCTCAAGATTACGTCGACGACCGACCAGCTCGTCATCACGCCCAATCCCCTGACGGGCGGAATCGAGAGTTTCGCGCTCGCCGGTCTGCTCCAGTTCGATACGGGTTCGTTGTCTCTTGGGTCGGGATTCGCCGTGCTGTTCTCGCAGGTCGGCTCGGGCACTCCAAACAACGTCGTCGCGCTGATCCTGAGCAGTGCTGCAAACCCACTCACGTTCCCTAGCGCCCCAGCGAGCAATTTCCTTGTCTTGTACCTCGGCAACGGGCACGGCCAATTCCAGGAGTGGGTTCTACAACTCGACCCGTTTTCGGGCTTCGACGGTGATGGGCTCCGGCATCCGTTTATGCTGGAGTGGTCCGCACTTACTGGCGGCTCGTCGATCCTCCGCGTCGGGACGTTGGGTGGGAGCATGACCACCTACAACTCGTCCCAATGGCTCCAGACGGCCAATGGAAATTTCGCGACGAATCCGCTCGCGACCTCTTCGGCCAACCTCACTCTGGGCACGAACGATGTCGCATGGAACGCGCTGGTCGGACTGACCTATGCCGATTTCGCGATCTACCATAAGCCTGTCTACGGATCGGGTTATTTCACAGATTCAGGCACGTTCAACGACGTCTCCAACTTCGCGGCCGGCATCCCCGCCGAAGTGATCGAGGCATCCGCCAGCGTCGATGTATTCCCATTTGACAACGCCTCGCCGACGATCGGATTCCGGTCCGTCCTGACCGGGACGATCACGGGCACGTCGCGCGTCGCTGGCCCCACCCTCGGCCCGACCTATGCGGCCTCGGCCTCGTTCTCGCACAACGCGACGGCCCACGACGCGGGCTCATCGGTCCTCACGATCACGGCCGGCGCAGGCTGGGCGCCCGGATCGCCCGTCACGTTCACGCCATCCGTTCCTGGCGCTGGCTATTCGTGGTCGCCGACGACGATCGTCCTGGGCACCGGGGCCGGCGCTTCGGGCACGGCCCGGCTCACGATCCCGCTCGGCGTGACGATCCCGAGCACCGTCCAGGTTGACATAACCAACAACGGCGGGGTCGCGCCGTTTAGCCAGACGCTATCGCTTATCAATCCGAGCGCCTTCCTTGCCACCGCCAATCCTCTCGGCGGACCCGGCGCCGCTGTGATGCCCAACGGCAACATCGTCTGCCTGTTCTTCAAGGATGGGTCTGGCAACCCCACGCCCGTCACCGGAGCCGACTTCACGGGCGCGACACTGACCAAGAATGGCGGCAGCCCGATCGACCTGACCGGCATCACCGTGGCGTATGACGGGGTCGGGAGCAGGGGCGATAACTTCGCCTGGTTCTTCGCCGGGCAGCCGGATCAGATCCAGATCCTCGACGACGCGAACGCCACGCTGGCGGGCAGCGGGTGGACCACAGCGAGCGAGCAATCGAGCCTCAATCAGAACTTCAACCCGGCCTGGTTCGCGGACGACGGCGCGGGCTCGCTGCAATTCTCAACGGACCCGGCAGCGACCGCGACCTATGCCTTCACGGGCCTGATCCCGGGCGCGGCCTACGTGGTCAGCCGCAATTCGCCCGACCAGTACCCGGGATTCCCTGGAGCCGCCCGTCTCAATCACGGCACCCCGACGACGCATGCGCAGTACGCGATTACCGACGGCACCACAACCACGAACCACGCTGTTGATGACACCATCGTCGGGAGCTTCGATCGTTGTGACGCGCTCTACCGCTGGACCGACATTGCCACTGTGACCCCGGTCGGGTCCACGCTGACGATCACCCTCACGAACGCGGCGGGCACGGGCACGCTCTACGCCGACGGAATCCGGATCGAACTGATCCCGGTCCCGTTCATGCAGTCGGGCGACACGGTGGTTCTGAGTCTTCCTGACTCGGCGATCAGCACCACGGCCGGCGCGATCGGGCCGATGGTGGGAGGTCAAGCGATCACCCTGATCCTAGCCACGACACAGACGAATCCTCCCGCGAGCACCGACTGGTTCGTGTTCGATCCGAGTCTCCCGAGAAACATGGGCCTGGGCTACAATTTCGGCACACAGAACGTGCCCGCGAACGTGCCGAATCAAGTATTCGCCGCGAGAAATAAGTGGATGTTCGAGTTTGGCGGCGGCGGCGTCTCGATCGACGGCAACTACGAGATGAGCGGCATCTCGGCGACCCCAGGGGCGACGGCCTCCCTGAATCCGATCGCCAGCTCGCAAGACACGATCGACCAAGGCAACGGCGATGACATGTGGGGCTGGCCGCTCGCTCCGATCACCGGGGCATGGTCGTTTCTCTTCGACACGCCAGGCCATCCCACAGTGACGATGGTTGGGCTCGACAACTCGACCTCGGTCAGCAGCGCCTACAGCGGCGGACCCGGGACCGGGATCGTCTTTCAGCAGACGCCGACCTACGGCCTTGTGCCGATGTATTCCCCTGGGTTGAAGCTCAATTGCGTGTCGAGCGGGTCTACGAACGACTACATCACGAACCTGAGAATCTTCGACCCGCAGACGCCGTCCAACTGGCCCCACACCACACACCCGGCCACCTACAACCGCTTGCACGGGAACTTCCCGACCGGCTTCTTGAGGTGCGTCAACCTCGGTTTCTACAACGGGTCGAACGTCTACAACTGGACCGACCACCACCCCACGACGCACTTCACTTATGCGTTCGACGGCAGCACGCCGACATCCAGCGTCATGTCCGTGGGTCCGGTTTCGGGCTCACCGGCCTCGGCTCTGGCTCTGAACCTGTACGAACTGTTCCACGGCTTGGCCGTGATCCAGGTCGAATTCACGGCTCCCCACAGTTTTCACGACGGCCAGCAAGCGAACTTCAATAACTTCTCCGGCAATCCCTTGGATACCCTCGGTGGGAACATCACCTTCCAGTTCGGCTGGATTGTTGTAGTGGACTCCACGACGGTTCTGCTCCAGGTCACGACCTCGTCCCCCACTACCCCGGTCACACCCACCACACTCGCGGCCCCGATGACGCTGGGCGGCTCTGAGACCATATCGGTCTCGATCGATGACAAATGCTCACCCCCGCAAGACAACCTGGCGATCTGCAACGAAGTGGGGATGAATCTCTGGTTCCAGACGTCTCTCCCGGTCTCGGACGCCTACTGCCTTACGGCGGGCGCATACTTCGCCGCGAATCTTGCGGCAGGCAAGAAAATCGCCGTCGAGTTGAGCAATGAGATCTGGAACACCAGCGCGGCCGGACACAACAAGTCAATCGCTTATATAATGACAGGACGTCAGAATTACCTCTGGAATTCGACTGGAGGCGCCCAGGGTGCTCCCCTCGCAAGCCTTGGCCACTGGACCGCATGGCGGTCGGGACAGATCCACTCGCTGATTCGAGCCGGCTACACCGGGGATCAACCCGACGTCCGCATCACTGGGTATGGCACGGGCGCGACAGCGAAGGCGACCGTTGTGGCTGGCGTCGTCACGGGCTATGTGGTGACCAATGGCGGAACGGGATACACCTCAGTACCAACCGTTCTCGTCCAGGGCGTGGGCACCGGCGCGACCGGAACGGCGGTCATTTCCGGTGGAAGCGTTACCGGAATCATGCTCGGCTCGGGCGGCTCGGGCTACACGGCCACGGGACGGCCCGCCTCGGACATCATCCGGGTCATGCCCAGCTTCGGCGGCGATACCGATGTAACAACTCAAATCGCCGACGCCTGCAACGAGTTCAACATCGGCTTCGACTGGCTCGCGATTACCACCTACCAGGACAATGACCCGTGGAACGGCAGTTACGGAGACACGATCCCGAGTACGGTGGGCGCTCTGTACAACGCGTGCTCAGCCGAGGATCACCTGGACCTTTTCGGCTTGCACGCGCTCTACACCGACGCCTCCGCGATCTACAAGACACACCCGATCGTCTTGAACAACAAGGGCATCCACGGGATTGAACTCGTAGCTTACGAGGGCGGCGCCGGCCTGCTGGTGCAGTACGGCGACAACACCTACCGTCGCGCCCATCAGGTCCAGCGCAGCCCCCGGTACTACCAGTTCGAGTTGGCACGGCTCCAGCAGATCGAGCAGACGTATAAATTTACCCAGGAATGCCGCTACACGCTCGACGGGACAGACTTCCTGGCCCTCGGCGTAGGCTGGAACACCTACGTCGCCAACGAGAACGCCGACGGCACCGGCACCGCAGGCGAGAATGCCCAACCCTACGATCAACGAGCAATCGTGAGCGAGGAGGGAGGGGCACGGGTGTTCTACGCGTCGTCTGCACCTTCCTCCAATGCGCTACCGGTCGCCTTCGTGGCAATGGCTGGTCACTCCCCGACAATTCACGGTACAGGCGTTGCGACCTATGCCCTTTAGAAAGGCCCTCTCATATGCCCGCCTTCGTTTACGATAACGCCGAGTACATGCAGCAAATCGGCACGCTGAACATGTCCACGGACACCATGAAGTGGATGCTGGTCACGAACGCCTACGCTGCGGCGAAGTCCGATCAATTCGTGTCGGCCGCCAGCAGCAACGAGATCTCGGCCACGGGCTACACGGGCGGCTTCAATGGCGCCAGCCGGCTGTCCGCCCCGAGGACGATCGTCAACGACACCTCGGCCAACATCGTTCGCACGGTCTTCTCTGGCAATGCTGTCTGGTCTGCCCTGGGAGGAGCATCCAACGCCACCATCGCGGCGGCGGTATTGATCAAGGAGATCACCAACGACGGCGCCAGCATCCTGGTTGGCTACTTCCCGATCGGCACCACCCTGACGGGTACCACCGCCAGTTCCTCCCCCACCGTCACCGGCCTATCCACGACCATCGGCATCTCCGTCGGGATGGCGGTCAGCGGAACCGGAATCACTGGGGGTACCACGGTGTCGGCGATCGTCTCGGGTACCTCCGTCACCCTCTCGGGCAATGCCACCGCCTCCGGCTCAACGAGCCTCACCTTCGGTACCCCGATCACCACGAACGGGTCGGGAATCACACTGACGGTCGACGGGTCCAACGGTAACCTGACGGCGATCCTGTAACGACCGGAGGCACCGTCTCTCATGGGTTACGGACCGGCCTCGGTTCATAGAGTCGCACGCGACCTGGGCGTCACGCTGGGCACGCTGACGCTGGCGCTTCCCCATGCCACCGTCAGTGTCCACGCCAAAGACCTCCAGAACCAATCCGTTGGCAGTTTCCCCCTTCCGATCGCTACGCTCCACCGAGCCGCTGCCGCTCCGACGGCGAGTATGGACTCGGCGACTCGAGTACTGGCGACGGCCCAGCGAACCATCAGAGCGATCACGCCGGGCGTGGGCGGCACGGGCGGGACCCACACGGCATTACCCCAGGCTCGGGTCATCATCGACCCCGGGCCGATCTATTACCCCTTCCCCGACTTTCTCGCCGCGTTGATTGGATACTGGCAGAACGTCAACGCTCTGCTGACCCTGTCCCCCGAGCTCTACTACGGGATCGCCCCACCGGGACCTGTCTGGAATCCCACCGACCTGGGAGCGCCCGGCACGGGCGGTTACTACCCGGTCTGTGTGGTCACGCTGGCTGGCCAGAGAGACGACGGCTATACGACCAGGGGAGAATACTGGGACGACCTCCGCTATGACATCTGCACCGACCATCCCGACGCGGACCAGGCGGCCATCAACGGAAAACTGATCGTCGACTCGCTCAAACCCATCCTCCGCCAGCCTCTGCGCTTTCTCGATGGCTATCAGATGACCTTCTATCCCACCGCTCCCAGCCTCACGCATGTGCCCGGTGCGGGTCCGCTGTCGAACACTTACGTCTACCGGCAAACCTACACCTGGCGAGCGAAAGTTGGGCACCCATGATAGTCAAGTCGTTCTTGCCTCAGGCGAACAAGGAGATCAACGCTCTGCTGTCGCGGAACCTAACCGCCGGCGTCGATCATCTCACCGAGGCGATCCAGGAGAAGATCTCGATCCAGGGCGTTCCCACGGACCGTCGGTCCTACCGCGGCGAACCGCCGCGCAAGGAGACCGGCGATCTGTACAAGGGTTACCATTCCTACATCGACCATCGCCAGTTGGCGGCCCAGGTCGGCAGCGACCAGCCCTACGACATCGTTCTCGAAGACGAGAACCAACTTGACCGGCCTCACGTTCGCGTGACGGTTCAGCAAGAGGCGAACACGATGGCCAGCCTGATGACAAAGCCATGAACGTATCCGAAAACATCATAATCAACGACCGGGTGACCGAGCAGCTTACCTACGGGTCGGCGACCACCTCGGCGAGCAGCAACCCGTCGCCGCTGCCCAATTACACCTTCCAGAACGGCACCAGCACTGGCGGCACCGTCGCTGGCCTGATCGACCTCTGGTGGGAGAAGGCCAACGCGACGGTCTACACGCTTGCCGCCAGTGCGACGATGACGATCACGTGGTCGGCACTGACCGACGACGAGGGTCGCACCGTGGCCTATCACCGGCTGCGGAAACTGCACGTCATGGTCACATCCAAGAACTTCGCGAGCAACGATCACCTCACCTTCGCTCCGGGTGCAACCCACGGCCTGGCCGCTCTGAAGTCGTTCGACGTCTGGGACTCCCATCACGCGGTGTTCAACGGCCCGGCCGGGCTTCCGATCGTCGCCTCAACCACCGACCAGACGGATATCACCAACAACGGCGCCAGTTCGATGACGTTCGCGGTGTTCTCCTCGGGTTGCTCGACCTGACCCTCTACCGAAAGGGACGACCTTATGGCCGATCCAGTTTATCATTCTGGTTCCGATGGGCTTGCGTTCTCCACGCCAAAGCTCGGTTCCGCTCCCACGATCACCGAACTCGCGGTGACGGGCTGGGACATGGATATTGATCCAGACATCAAGAAGTATGACAACAACAAGGATGGCCGGTTCCGGCAGCGGGGCAACCAGGATTGCAGTGGAACCCTCAAGCTCCACTACGACTCCGCCAACCAGCCGCATCTCACCAACACCACGGGCACGTTGCCCTCACTGCGGGACGGCGACTGGCTGAACCTTCAGCTCAATCCCGACGGGACGAGCGTCGCCACGAACGCCTTTCGTTTGCTGGCGATCGTTGACCACGTCAAGCCCTCGACCGAGTTCACCGGTACCGTCGACTACGAGTGCACGTACATGCTGCAAAGCGGTACGGTCCTGTACCCCGGCGATCCGGCGTCCTGACGCAAGGAGTCGCTGTTGCTCGACTTCATCACGGGCGTCGGCATGCCCATCACGTTCGGCAAACGGACCCTCCTGGTGGGAGCCTTGAAGCTCCGCGAGGAGGGTCTTCTCGTCGGGTATCTTCGGGCCAATACGGTTAGCCCGCTGACTCAGTTCGAGGAGATCCGGGACCATCTCCCCAAGGAACAGATCCTCCAGGCCCACAAGGAAGCGTACTTCGCACAGAAGCACTGGCCGCCTGCTCCGACCTCACCCGAGGGCCAGCGGGTCTTGTTCCGGACTCCCGAGGGCCAGCGGTTCTTCCTGGGTGTCGTGCTCCGCAAGTATCAGCCCGACCTGAGCGACGCCGACCTGGAAGAGATCCTCGTGAGCCTGTCCAACGAAGACTTCATGACGCTGGCACACATTGCCTTTGGCGAGGACGGCACAGACCCGGAATCCGTCAGGGCCGAGGCTCGCGCAAACCTGGAGTCGATCGAAGCGGCAAACCTTCAGGAAGCCACGGCCCAGATCCTCGCCTCGCTGGACTCGCACACTACGGAAAACTCTTCGCCAAACTCTCCGACGGAGACCCCCGACGCTGGCACGCTCTCGGAGAAATGACCCGCCTGCAACTCCAGATCATGACCAACTCCGGCGAGATGCCGAACCCGAACCGCCGCAGCCTTTCGGGTAATTCTGGAGTGCACGACTACCTCCGCAGCGGAGACGTATAAGCTATGCTTGATGTCAAATTATTCGAGGCGTATGGCGATGTGTACATGAAAACTGGGCGTTGGGACGCCAGCCTGAAGACGCTACAGAGCCAGATCAGTAGCCTGAAGGGCCAAAATATTGCTATAACGGCAACGATGAATACTGCGGGGATGATGGCTGGGATCAGGATGATCAATGCCGCACGAGCACAAGCAAGAGCACCTCTTGTTCTCCAGATCAGGTTTGACCGCGCCCAAGCCTCGGCGGCTCTTAGCCTCTTCAACCAGCAGCTTCGCGCAGTCAAGGCAGCGGCGAACAGCCAGATTCAGATCAGGGTCAACCTGACGCAATGGCGACGGGCTATGCGCCAAATGGCGTTCGACCTGTACCGGATCAGGGCGTTCGCCAACATCCCGATCACCGTCAACACGTCATCAGCACACGCCAACCTGAACCTGCTCCTCCAACAACTGCGAGCATTCCAAGCTGCTGCAAGGTCGAGGATCAACCTAGGAGGCCGTCTTAGCGGGGGCGGCGGAGGGGGCCCTGGATTCTTGACCGGGGTCGGCCAGGGCCTGGGCATGCCCTACGTGGGCAGTCCGCAGGCGGCAGCCGGCTACCTTGCGGCCAAGGCGACGATGGAGTCTGTCAAGACGGCCGTCCAGCTTCAGGCCAAGTTCGCCGACCTCCAGCGGATTACCGGGATGACGGCGGACGAGATGCGGACGCTCAAGTCCAGGATCTTCGACATCGGCACCAAACAGACCGGCGTGTCGATAGAAGACCTGACCGGTATCGCTGAGACTGGTGCCCGCATGGGCGTCGGTGATCGCGAGGGGATTGGTGGCCTCGGCAACTTCGTCCAGCAGGTCGCGATGGTGCGCAATGCCATCTCTGGAATTGGCACTGAGGAACTGGCCGACTCGATGGCCCGGGTACTCAATGTCTTCCAGCTCGGAACCGAGCATATCGCTGGGTTCGGGTCCGCACTCACGCAGATGGACAACATATCGACCGCAACCGCACAGGATATCCTGGCGATCACTCAGGGCCTGTCGGGGACCGCCGCGACGCTGCGGATGACGCTTCCCCAGATTCTCGCCTTCTCCAGCGTACTCAAGGACGTAGGCTTGACGAACCAGCTTGCGGCCGGCTCGTTCAGTCAGATATTCAGGAAAATGGCCTCTGATAGCGACAATTTCGCCCAGAAGATCGGGGTCGACGCCCGCGTGTTCAAAGACGCGATGCGCACCGACATGATGGGCGCCCTGAAGATGGTGGTGGATAAACTCAAGGATCTTTCGGGCACTGACGCGATCGCGGCGCAAGAGTTTCTCTCTGACCTCGGTCTCAGGGGAGTGCGGACAGCAGGGTCGCTCCAGCAGCTTGCGGCTCGGTTCGATGAGGTAGCGGCCCGCACCAAGATCGCCAGCCAGGAGACGGGCACTCTGAACGCACTGATGACGGCCAACCAAATCAAGGCACAGACTGCCGAGGCAGCCTTTGAACGGTTCAAAAACGCGACGGTGCAGCTCGCTGATGCACTTGGCAGTCAACTGGTCCCGGCATTGACGGACGTTCTTAACGTCCTCACTGTGATCACGATGGCGATGAGCAAGGGCAAATTCTTTGATTTCCTCAATCTGCTCAACAAGCAACACCCTTTTTTCGGTGGTGGCGCCGCCGACAGAAAAGCGCTTGAGGATTGGATCGGTTCCATGCTTGGATTGGACATGGGCGCCAACGCCCAGTTCAAGCCGCCCGGGGCTCCTCCTGCGAAGCAGCCGGCGTTACCTGCGGTCCCACCGCCACTCCCTGGGACGCTTCCCAAGGCTCTTGAGAAGCAACTCCGCGATGAAATCGTCGCGAACCCCGACAACATAGGGGCCACAGAAGAGGGCATCCAGCAACAGATTTTCACGGCTGCGGGCGACTTCTTGGCGGACATGGGCGACTTCGGGACCGCAGCCGAGATGTTCAAGAAGGCGGCTGAGATCCAACTGGAGAGAGCCAAGAAGGAGGAGGCGGCCGAGATCCTCCGAAAGTCGGTCGCCCGCAAACTGGCCGGGAAGATCGCGGGTAGCGAGTTCAAGGCCGAGGGCCTGGAGGATGAGAAGCCGCGTAACTTCTCCGCCAGCATCTTCTCCAACCATCAGGATTTCGCCCGCAAGATTCAGCAGGACATTCTCTCCGGAGAAGGCGAGATCCCGAAGCAACAGCTTGACACTCAGAAGAAGACGCTTGAGGAGATCAAGAAACTGAATCAGAAGCAAGGACTGGGCACGGCTGTCCTGAACGCGGGGGTGATCGCATGAGCGTGATCGGTACCCACCAGAGCATCCCGACGATCCCCGTGCCCAACGTGGAGCTCATGGAGGAGGATCAGGGCGTCAGCGAGGGGATGAACCAGAGCGGTCCGTGGGCGGTCAAGAAGTATCTGGTCAACTGGAACGACCGGTTCATCTTCGCCCAGGCGATGGCCGGTTCGTCGACCCGTAGCGGTGGCACAGGCGGAGCGTGGATCAGAGCGATCCCCTACCCCTACCCCGCCAACCCGATCATCTATGCCAAGGAAGTCACCTTCCAGCCGCGAGGCGCCTACATCATCGGAGCGGTACCAGCGGCGTGGGAGTACGCGGTGTGCACGGTGACGTTCGGCCCGCTCACCTGGGACGCGCTTCCCTCGGATGATCCCTTTGGGCTGGGCTCGATCAACCCGGGCGAAGTGATCCCCTTCTGCTCCCAGAAGATCTCCTACGCCTATGAGACGTACGAACTGCCCAACTCGGCTCTGACGTACCTCAGCGACGGTGCCAAGTTCACATCCAGCTCCGGGATCAAAGTCCCCATCATCACGATGTCATTGACGTTCGAGAAGTTCCCGGTGATCCCCTTCGGAATCATGAAGGATTTCGTGGGTACCGTGAATCAGACGTCAGTCCTGGGCTGCGCATCAGAGACCATCTTCTGTGATGGTGGCGATACGGAACGGCAACAGAGCTTCGTCAATACCGACCCGTCCGAAGGGTACGAGTCGAACATCACACAGCGGTTTGCGCTTGTACTCCGTTGGCGGCCGATCAGTTGGCAAAAGTTCCTCAGAAAAGACAAGATCATATGGGATGTTGTTGAAGATTCCGTTGGTACCTTCGTGTACGAAGAGACGGAATTCAATGACCTGATCGACCTGCTTACCGAGTAAGACGATCATGGGAATCCAACCCCAACCATTCCGGGCTGGCCAGCGGCTCAAGGCAGCCGACCTTCAGTGGCTGCTCGACGAGATCGTGCGGCTCGGCAAGATGTCGGCCACGCCCCCGCTGTTCGTCGACAGCGGCCCCTCTGGGGTCGATTACCGCCTGGCGATCCCCCAGCGATACGACATCAAGCTCACCGGCGGTGGAACAGGCGGCAAGTACGCCTGGACTCGCCAGGTGCCTACGGCCACGGGAACCTGGACGGCCGATTCGAGTGGGGAGGTTGGTACCACGACGGTGGACCCGGCGTACGAGTACAACCTCAACACCACGGTGAACCTCAGCCCCAACCCAGTCGTCTCTGCCTGGCGCGAACCCGGCTCGAACGTCTTGTGGTTCGAGGGGGGAAGCTGCTGATGCCCGAGTTCGAGCCGGGACGATTCGGGATCGTGGGGCCTGATGGATACCTGCACCTCGACCGCGACGGAGCGGCCAAACTGGAGCGGATTCGCCTGGAGACGCTCCGCCTTGGCAGGATGAGCCTGCAACCCCCGCTTCAGGTCAGCGATGGACCGTCGGGCCGCTCGTTCTCGATCAGCGGCATCCGGTCGATCGTTGGGATACTGTCGGGGTCGACGAGCCCGTACACCTTCACCGAGGTTGCTTGGAACGGCACGGCTTGGGTTACGCTGACAGGGGGCGCCACGGGAAACGCGTACGAATACAACGCCGTGGCGGGGCTGGGCGGTAAGGTCACCAAACTGGACTTCAAGGAGGAATCGAACGACTGGCGGTTCCAGTGGATCAAGAGGGGCGGGTGTACTTGTAGCCTGAACACGATCGGGAACGTGAGCGGCTGCTCGCTCACCACGCCGAATGTTTCGCTGTCGGGCATCAGTTCATCCGGCGGCGGCACGATCACCGTCGCGGCCACATCCAGCAACACCTCGGTTGTCGCCACGCCGACGGTCACTTATACCAGCCCGAACGCGACGGGTACCCTTCACCTCAACATCCTCACTCCCAGCGGATCGAGCACGATCTCGGTCACCGTGTCGAGCACGGCGTGCGGTCCTATCACCCGGACGTTCACCGTCACCTCGGGAGCAAACATCACGGCCACACTCGATCCGATTTCCAACCAGACGTTCAACCCGCTCGTCACGAATCCTGGCGTCGTGAACCTCACCGGGATCGGCCCTGGTGCGGGTGGCGGGACTGGCCACATCGGGATTACCGCGAACACCACCAGTTCCGCCGCGGTGCTCTCGGTGACGCCGTCCTACACCAACCCCAACACGACGGGGACGGTCTCGATCGCATTCACCGGGTTTGCTGACACCGTGACGCTGACAGTCACCGTCAACGATAGTAACCCGGCCTACTGCGGCAAGCCTATCACCCGCACTGCAACGATCACCATCACATGAGCATACCACTTTTCGGCGACCTGATCGCGATGGTCGCCTCCCGCCTCCGCATCGACCGCGTGGCCCAATGGCTGGTGGCCAAGCAGGGAACTGGCTGCGGGTGCGCCAACCGCCAGCGCAAGCTCAACGAGTGGGACGTCGCCTGGCGCCAGCGATGGAACGAGCACTACTCACGGATCATGGCCCTACGAGAATAGGCCACGCACCACACCACTGAATCCCTACCCACCCCGCAGCACTACTGCGGGGTTTTTGCTTTGTGTAGCACGCCCAGATAGAGTTGGCTCCGCTCATCCCCGTGCAATCCCATCAGTAGCAGTCGCTTCTCGGCATCCTTGGTTTCAGGCATGTCGCCGTAGTCACGCATGGCCATCCAGTAGGCCGACACCGCCGCCTGCAACTGCCCCGCCTTTTTGGCCCGGTCGCCATAGGACATGAGCTGTTTGGCCCGGATTGTGCGGGTTTTTCCCGAGGGCATGTCGGCCGGCAGCTTGAACTGCTGGAACGACCACATCCCCCGTCCTCCGGTCCGGAGTTGCTCCGACATCATGAACCCACGCTGGGGCTGGCCGTCGGGCCCAGCGGTGGGAAACTGACCGGTCAGCAGAACGGCGAACAGAACGGACGTCATGGCTTGTTCTCCCGATGTTGCGAAAAATTACCGAAGCTGTTGAAACGCGCACCAGACTCCGGTAGGCTCCACGGGCTTTCCACGGCAGTCCCTACCGATCGTTATGTCAATATCGCCGCTGCCAGGCCGCTGGTGCACGGCAAGGAGGTTCTGTGAGAACCAGGGCCGGAAGGCTACCCCGCCACGCTCTGCCAGCGCCGCTTCACCTCTGGATCTCCCCCCCTCCATTTCAGGTCAAGTGCGAGTCGACCCGTCTGACGTTAGACGGCTTCTCCTACGTTATCAAGTACTGGACCGCCGAAGAATTCGCCCGCATACCCAAGCAGCATCGGCCAGCGATGACGCTGCCGGGAGACGCCGGTGGATGGTTTAGCATCGAGCAGGACCCACTCGCCTGAGCTTCAGGTCGCTCAGCCGACCGGAGGAGGCCGAAGACTTAGCCGTCTTATCCCCTCGTGCGGGCACATGCCCTCGTTAGGGTCGTCATTCAGATAGCGGTAGAACTCAAGCACAAGTCTTTCGCCGTCCGTCAGTGCCTCCAGTGGGATTCTCGCTTCGCCGATCTCATCGCCGACGAAAGCTGAGACGGGAACGTCGAAGATCTGAGCAAGTTTTAGCATGTCACTAAAGCGAGGCTCGCTCTCTCCGGCCAGCCACCGGCCAACGGTTGTATCGCTAAATGTGCCACCCTGACGAGCGAGCTCGCTGGCGTTGACTCGATGCCGTCCCATCAGTTCTTCAAGTTTCTCGGGCAGTCCCATGTTCTCGATTCCTCGTCACGGTGTTCTCTTCTTCTCGGTAGCCCCGCCGACAACCGGCGGACGTCGGCGTAATCGCCTCATTGCCTCGTGGGCGTTCATCCCCTCAGAGGGGTCATCCCTGAGCGCTCTGTAGAATTCTAGTACGAGCCGCTCGTCGTCGTTAAGGCCGTCCGTCGCAAAGGCCACGATGTCGCTAGGGTCGCCGGTCAGTACCGACAACTGAACATCGAAGACGCGAGCCAACTCGACTAACTCGCCGAGTCTCGGCGTGCTTTTACCGGACAACCACCTGTGAACGGTGGACTCACTTCGCACGGCGCATTGGCGAGTGAGCTCGGCGACGGAGATTCCACGTCGTTCAAGGAGTTCCTGGAGTTTTTCGGGTAGTCCCATGTGCTCAACATCTAAAGAGTTGCGCGACATTTTTCCACCGTGCCATCGAAAATGGCAGAAAATCCACCAAATTTGATTGACTCCACCGCGATTGGTTCGTAGACTCCCAACGTTGACGCAACGGTCGATTCCTCAACCGTAGGGACCTATGAGCGAGAACGGCCTGAAGACGCTTTCTGACGCGGCCAAGGAACTGGGCGTGCATCGCAACACGGTCGGTGATCTGGTTCGGACATTGGGCATCCGTACCCGTCCCATGTCCAACGGCAAGGCCAAGGGTCTCGACGAGCGAGGCATGTTGCAGCTTCGCAAGGTGCTCCGCATGGCGCCGGCCCGCGCCTCAGCCTAGCCTGCTTCGTCGCCGGAACTGGAAATGTTCATCGGGCTGATGCGAAACCGCGTAACCCCGCGGAAGGATCGGGGTGCGCACTGACGTGACGTGATTTCTATTCCTCAAACCGCAGGACCCAACAACGATGATCTGTACGATTGACCCCTTGCAACACGAAGGGCTGGTGAGAGACATCGCCCGGCGATTCGTTCGCCGTGGGCTGGACGAGGAGGATCTGGTCCAGGAGGGCTTCCTCGGCCTCCTGGCGGCGGTTCGCTACTTCGATCGTACCCGCAAGGTCCGATTCAGTTCGTTCGCCACACACTGCATCCGGAACCGGATCAAGATCGCACTTCGCGACCAGTCGAGAACGATCCGGCTTACCGGCTGGGGTTGGACGACCTTCTTCAATGCTGACCGCGACTTCGCGTCCGCTTCCAGCGCGAAGACCCTGGAGCATGTGCTGGCGACCCGCTGCCAAGCCCTGGGGCTGGCGGTCGTTTTCCTCGCCGACGATAGGGACAGCCCCTTCGAGCAGGCCAGCAAGCGGGAGGTGCTGGCCGACCTGCGGAACCGGGTTGCTGACCTGATGCCGAGGGATCGGGATGTTCTGGCCCTCTACTTTGGCCTCGACGGACCTCAACTCACCCTGCGGCAGATCGCCGTCCAACAGGGGTTCTCCTACCAGCGGGCCTTCCAGCTCGTGACTAGGGGACTGGCCAGGCTTCGTCGCGGCCTTCGGCAACACGCGGCCTGAGCGTCGTGGCGCGGCTTCGTAAGCCGGTCTTGGGAACTTCATAGCGAACCGAAACCAATAACCAGGAAATTCAATGGCGAAGAAAACAGAGACCAATGGCGACGGTCGACCCGTGATCGTCTGCACCGAACATCGCGGCGTGTTTTTCGGCTACACGAAGGACACTGCCGGCGACGTTATCCACCTGCACCGCGCCCGCATGGCGATCTACTTCGGGACGACGCGCGGCGTGATGCAGCTCGCCGAGACCGGCCCGACCGCGAGCTCCAAGATCAGCGCACGGGCGGATCTCGAAATCCGGAAGATCACGGCCGTCATGGAGGTCGCCGAGCCGGCAGTCACCGCCTGGGAGGACGCCAAGTGAGCGCGCCCGATCGATGGTTCGAATATCGACCGATCGTCACCGTCATCGACGTGCTCGAGTTGGAACCGTGCTATGGCGGAGTCGCTGACTTCGTCCAGAAACACGGGGGCGTGATCTCTGCGCCAGCCGAACGCTTCAGCGAAGAGCATATTCGCAAGGCGTCGCGTGCCGACGGCTACGGCTACGGCGACGGCTCCGGCGACGGCTACGGCTACGGCTCCGGCTCCGGCGACGGCTCCGGCTACGGCTACGGCGACGGCTCCGGCGACGGCTACGGCTCCGGCTCCGGCTACGGCTACGGCGACGGCTCCGGCGACGGCTACGGCTCCGGCTCCGGCTCCGGCTCCGGCTCCGGCTCCGGCGACGGCTACGGCTACGGCTACGGCTCCGGCTCCGGCTACGGCTCCGGCGACGGCTCCGGCTACGGCTCCGGCTCCGGCTACGGCTACGGCGACGGCTCCGGCGACGGCGACGGCGACGGGCCAGAGTAACAGCCTGATGCAACTCACGACCTCGTTCACCACCTGGGATCCCGATGATCGCTGCGTCACGTTCGCGGTGGTGTACGAGGTAAAGGTCGCTGCCGGGGGTTTCCCCCAGGAGATGGAGATCGTCGCGACCTACCTGGAGACATGTGCCGAGCCTTCGTCGGCGTCCCTTCCGGTCCTTCTTATGATCGAGCGATGGTTCACCGCCGCACTCGACACGAACGCCGGCTACATGAGGGATACGGTCAAGGCGGCATGCGTCGAGCATTTCGCCCGGTGGTACCAGCAGGAGCAGGACGAGCGGCACTGCGAGCGGCAGCGCGATCGCGAGGAGTGGCACCCATTCTAGGCTTCATACCAGGAGGAAAATCACATATGTCGAGTGACGCCCCGGTCAACATCCTCGCCCCGGCCCGCGGCAAAGTAGGCGTTCATGCGATGGCGTGGAGCGATACGTATTCGTTCCTGTTTCCACCAAGCGACCCCTTCCCGCCGAGGCTCGCTGACATCGCGGTGGCCTGGCATCTGTTCTTCCTGTCCTACCACGCACAGACGATCAACAAGGTTCTTGAGTGGATCTCCGCCCACGGCAGCGTGGAGATCTGCCCCTGGCTGTATGACGAGCACAGGGCCGACGTCGAGGCGATGCTCCCCTCCGCACCCGCATCGTGTTGGGCGCGGCAAGAAGCGTTTATCTACAACATCGGAGCTGATGATGGCAACGGAAATTGCAGCGGCCTTTGAGGCGCCCCCTGGCTTTGGTCTCGGGCCGAACGCGGCGGCCGAGGCGGGCCTGACACTCCAGCAGGTGCGGCAGTACATCGAGGATGAATTCATTGAGGGGGTCGACTTCGGCGAGATCCCCGGCACCGGCGGCGGCAAGGACAAGCCGAAGAAGAAGCCGCTGCTCCAGCCAGGCGCACACAAGCTTTTCCGCCTCTTCCACTGCTGGGCGATGCACACCATCGACTTCATCGAACTGGGCAACGGCCATCTCGAGGTTCGGTCGAAGACGTCCCTTATCCAGTTCGGCACCGGCTCTCCGTGCGGCGAGGGGTTGGGATCGTGCTCGACGATGGAGAAAAAGTACCGCTACCGCAATGGCGAGCGGCAATGCCCATCGTGCGGCAAGGCGAACATCATCAAGGGTAAGCCGGAGTTCTCTAAGGGTCAGCAGGGCTACGCCCAGGGCGGGTGGCTCTGCTTCAAGAAGCTGGGCGGGTGCGGCGAAAGCTTCCCTGACGCCGACACGCGGATCGTCGGTCAGACGATCGGGCAGGTAGAGAACCCCGATCTGGCCGACCAGCGTTTCACGGTCGAGGCGATGGCGGTCAAACGCGGTGACGTCGCTGCGGCCCGCACGATGGCCTGCGTGAGCGACATGTTCGGCACCGAGGATGATCCCCCGCAGCGACCAGAACCACAGCAGCAGGCTCCGCAGCGGGAGTCGAGCCGGCCGCCGGCCGCACCGGAGCCAGCCACGCCATCGTCCGGCGCTGGCATCCAGTTTCGTGATGACCTGAACGCACTCGACCGTCGGGATTACCCCGGGATCGTCACGCACATGAGGGGGTTCATCAAAAGCAAGGGCTGGGCTAACGTGACCAAGTTCGGCGACCTTGACTCCGGCCAGGTTGCGTACTGCCGCAAGGAAGCCGACCGGTGGAAGCAGGAACACCCTCCGTACGATGAGCCTGATGCGGTTCCCGTTGACGAGGCTCCGGCCACCGCCCCAAATCCGTCGCCGGCTGTTCCGCCACGCCCGCCCGGTGGCGGCAAGCGGCTGTTCGACTTCGCCCGCGGTCTCGATCCCGACGGTGCCCAGGGGATGATGGGTTGGCTGAACGCCTACGGCGCCAAGCAGAACCCACGATGGGGTGCCCGCGTGGTCGACTGGACCGCCGAGCAAGCCGACGTTGCTCTGGCCGCACTGCGGACCGCCTACGGTATTCCTGATGAAGCGATCCCGCAGCCAGTGGCCCCGCCCAAGCCGTACCCCCAGAACAACTCCGGCCACGGCCGTGGGCAGTACGCGACCCCTCAGCAGATCGCTGCCTATCGCGATTGGGCCATCGGGTTCACGGAGGACTGCAACCAGCGGTGGTACGACGACTGCCAGGATGAGAACGGGAATATCTTGCCTGACACCAAGGCGGTGCTCCATGAGCATCAACTGACGTTCCACTTATTGAAGTGGGCGATCGCTGGCAAGATGCTCGCCGAGCTCGATCTGACGCTCGACGCCGAGAGCGGCAAGCCCGTGCCCAAATGCTCGATCGAGCAGGCCAAGGCATACGTCGCGATCGCCTACCACCGCTCGCCTGGGGTGGTCCTGGCAGAAGCTCAAGGTTACTTCGGCATGCAGGTGGAGATTGAACTGAAGCGTCAGCGTGAGGAGGTGGGATCGCGATGAGCGACGGCGGCGCCGAAAGCATTGCGGTGATGCACCCTCTATTCCAAGGGGGAGAAGGCGGTTCGATTCCGACCTCGGCGCTTTCTGCGAAGTCTCTGGTGATCGAGGGAATCCCGTTCCTTGAGGCAAAACGGCTCAACCGTCTGTGGCATTCGCGTATGCCTCGCTTTGGAACCGGGTTCATCAAGAAACAGCCTTTTCTGTCATTCGGAGCTCGGCATGGTGATGTGACCTATGCCGTTGCGATCTGGTCGAACCCTGCCGCTCGTCATCTTCCGCAAGGCACCTGGTTGGAGTTACGCCGCTTGGCGACATCACCGTCAGCGCCGAGGAACTGTTGCTCTCGGATGCTACGAATCATGGAGTTGTTGATCCGTCGCCAACGTCCCGAGATCGTGAACCTGATCAGTTACCAGGACACGGAAGTCCACTCTGGATCGATCTATGCCGCTGCGGGCTGGAAGAGGACGACTTTGAGCGCGGATGGCGACGAGTGGGATCGTCCGAATCGGAGTCGGCCGAAGGTTCAATCCTCTGCTGCGAAGCAGCGTTGGGAGAAATCGCTCCTATGATCCTCTCCTCGGACATCGATCTCGCTCGCCGCTGGGCGGAGAACTACCGCCTCAAAGGGTACAACCCTCTGCCCAGCGCCATGGCTAGCCCCGAGGGGCGCAAGAAGCCGCTGTGTGCTTACGCTTGCTACTGGGAGGAGCCGGCACCCGCCGGCCTCTTCCTTCGCTTCCCCACGAGTAATATCCAGCTTGTGACAGGACGTCGATGGCAACTGCTGGTGATCGACCTGGACGGTCCCGAGGCGATAGAGCAGTGGGATCGCCTGGGACGATGCCCGTGGACCTGGATCACGCACTCCGGTGGCAACGGGCGGCACATCTGGTTCCGTCTGCCCGAGGGGCTGAGCCGTCCCCTGCCCTCAGTCACCCTCTGGAAAGGCGTCGGACCGCACTCGGCGATCGAGCGGCTTTGCGATCAAAAACTGGTGATGGTCCCCCCATCGATTCACCCCCGCACCGGCAAGCGATACCGCTTCCTCTCGCGAGCGCACAGCCCATCCGGCGTCACTCGGCCCGCGATGTGCCCTGACTGGGTTCTCGCCTTGCAACCGGTCGAACCCGAGCGGACCGTCGAGCCGTTCCGCTCGCGTGTCTCTCTACCGCTGACCGACGTTCGCCTGCGGTACCGCGTCGACGACGTTCTTGACGCGATCTTGGACAAGCCCAACCTCGCGGCGACCTGGGGCCTTCGCCTGGCGTCCCGCCCCTGCCGTTCGGCCGGCTGGGTGTCGTGCCATGCCCTCGATCGCCCCGACAACAACCCATCGGCCCGCATCTCGATCGAGACCGGCCGCTACTGGGAGCCCGGTGACGGGGCGATCGGCCTGTTCGACCTCGCCGTGCGGCTCGGTGCCTACGGCTCGTGGACTGAGGCCGTGAACGACCTGGGCGACCAGTTGCGGGTTGCTGCCGTTCGTTCCTCTTGATCTCTCACCCTTGGATTGGAGCACACTCATGAACAGCGAAATTCAGCCAATGACAGCCGCGCGTGCCCGGTCTCTCGTTGACGACATTCGGTCTCGCTTAGGGGAGGTGCGGGATCTCATTCTGGAGTTCTACACCAGCGAGGGATGGGTGGCACTGGGTTATCCGTCCTGGCTCGACTGCGTCAAGAACGAGTTCGGTCATAGCAAGACCTGGCTCTACCAGGAACTCAACGCAGCGATCATCGAGCAACAGCTTTCGATTGAGAGTGAAACCGAGAGGAATGGAGAAGATGCGCAAATTTCCGCAATTGCGGACAAGTCGTATTCGGATTCAAGCAAACCTCCAAACACGAGTCGTAAGTCCGGTTCATCTAACAGGATGCCGGAAGGTCAAATTCGGCCTCTTGCCCAATTGCCGACCGCTGAGGCGCGCCGTGAGGCGTACAAGGAGGCCAGCGCCAACGGTGAACCCACTGGCAAGAAGGTGCAGGAGGTCGTCGATAAGAAGCTTGGCAAGACCAGGGTCAACGGGGTGCTCCAGGACGATCCGCCCGACGTCGCCAAGCAGCGGCAGCGGGGCATCCTCGCCCCCGACGTCGTGCCCGAGGTGACGGAGCCCGAGCCGGTCGAGGAGCAGTTGCCACTGCCGATGGACGCCAAAGAGGGGGAGATGAGCGAGGAGTTGTGGCTGGCGACGTTGCCCCTCAACGAGCAGCTTCGCGGCACTTGCCTGCTGATCTTCCAGCGGGACGCGATGGTCTACCGTGCGATGGAGTCGGTCCGTCGCACCTTCCAGCATCACGCCTCCCGCATCATGAAGTCCTATCGAAACCGTCGGCCCAGGTCGGCAGGTGGAGGCGAGTACGTCTACCGGTTGACCTCATTCATGAGGTTGAACCACCCCAAGCACTGGCACCTCTGTGCACCGACCGACAAAGGCGGCTGCGCTGGCGAAGGGACGATCGGGACCATCGGGGAATGCCCCAGGTGCCGGGGCCGCGGCTACTGGATCTGATCGACTCACGCCTAACGGGAAAGTGAGGTGAGGGTATGGCTGCGCCTATTCAGCTTGAACAACGAATGACGACCGCCGAGGAACGGGAGGCCATGCGTTGTGGCACCTGCGGTGTTCCCTGGGACGAACACACCGACGCGTGCACTCGACACGCCTTCCGGCCGGTTCCGGCGGTAGCGGAGGCTCTGATTGCTGCTACCGCGAGCCCCGTGGTTCCGATCCCTGCGTTTATCTACGGCCTTCCTTTATGGAAGGATCGAACTCAGGCCGAATGCCTTGAAAAGCCGGCCGCCCCCTTTCCGATCGTTCCGACGACTCAGTGCGTCGTTGAGCCTCTCGTCTGGGATGAACGTATCAGGCGATTGGTCAACCGAGAAACCCTGGGCAAGCCTGCCACTCCGGGAGCACCGGAATGAGCTTGCTCACGAAGCCCGAGTTGGGTCCAGACACACTGACGTCCCGACCCTATCAGGTCGACGGCTTCAACCGCGTTCGACGAGAGTTCGGCGGCGGCAAGCGGTCGACACTAGTGATCTGGGGCACGGGCTTAGGCAAGACCATATTGATATCAAAGATCTGTAGATCATGCGTCGAGAAAGGTGGACGTGCGTTGGTGATCGTCCACCGCGACACGCTGGCGGAGCAGACGCTGCAAAAATTGAATCGCGTTGGGATCGAGGCTGGTCTGGAGATGGCCAGTTCCTACGCTCGAAGCCTGTTCGAGCCGGATGTCGTGGTCGCCAGCGTCCAGTCCTTGCAGAAGAAGCGGCTTGAATCGTTTGCGGCCGATTACTTCAAATTGATGATCTTCGATGAGGCGCACCACTGCACAGCGCCCACATATCGGAACATAATCAGGCACTTCCAGAAAGCGAAGTATCTCGGTGTGACCGCCACGCCCGACCGGGCCGACGAGGATTCGCTGGCCGACATCTTCGAGTCGGTCGCCCATGAGATGGGCATGATCGAGGGAATGGTCGCCCCGGCACCAGGGCCCTATCTGTCGCGGCTGGACATCTTCCGCCTTGACCTGGGAATTGACCTTCGCGGTCTGCGGAGGACCGAGGAAGACTTCAACCTGGCCGAGCTTGAGGAGCGGCTTCTGCCCCTGATCGAGCCGCTCGCCAACAAGACTCGCGAAAAGATCGGGGACCGCCCCACGCTGATCTTCACGCCCGACGTGGGTAGTGCCACCGGAGCGGCCACCGCGTTCCAGAACCTGGGCATGCGAGCCGACTGGGTTAGCGGCGATTGCCGCAACAAACTCGAACGGATCGAGCGGTTCAAGAACGGCGACACGCAGATCCTGTGTAACTGCAACCTCATCTCCGAGGGCGTGGACATCGAGCAGGTGCAGGCGATCGGCCTCTGGACGCCAACCAAGTCCCGAAGCCGGATGGCCCAGCAGATCGGCCGTGGGACGCGTCTGGCGGCCGGCAAGCTAAACTGCCTCATCCTCGATATGGCGAACCTGACCGACCAGCACAGCCTGGTCCGGCCCGAGGATCTCTTCGACACGATGGGCACTCACCCGGAAGTGCTCGCCATGATGACCGCATCGATCGACAAGGCCAGCAAGTCTGGCCAGAGCCTTGACCTTCTCGAAGTTGTGGAGAAGTCACAGAAGGAACACACCGAGCGGGAAGTGATCAG